GCTCCTACCTCCGTTGGTACAGGTTTAATGAAAGATGAATCATTTTCTCTTTGTAAAACCCCAGGGGATAAAATAGTTTCTGCCATCGTTAAATTATATTTTTAATATTGTTTTATTATAAATATTAAAAACCTTTTCAAAAAACTATTCTGATTTAATAAGCTCGCCGTTCTTTAAATCAATACGACCTTCACCATATTTATCTTGAAGTTTTGCTCCAATTTCTAATTGGCTTTTTCTATGCTTTTTTAAATCTTCTTCTAAATTTTCTTGTTCCTGATCTAAATCAATTTCTGCTATTTTAATTCTACCTGCCGTTATAAGAATTCTGTTTTCTTCTTCTTGTAACTTATTTAATTGATCTAGTTCTTCCTTTGATAACTTAATATTACTCATATTTATTTTTATTGGTTATAAATATATATAAAATCTTTTAAATCAATAAGTTGTTCCTTAATAGGTGTTTTATGTTTTAACTGTTTTAAACATCTATTAATAACTATTTCATCTGAGGATAATATATCTATTTTTAAATTAAAAATGTCTTTAATTATATTTGCTAATTCAAATTTTGAATTGCATTCACTTCCTATAGTAGTATCTACTTCATAAGTATCCCAATTATTTAACAAATTTAAACTAAATTTAGCCCAAAATAAAGTAGTACTACCATTCCACATAGCCTTATTTGATAGATTAATTCTAGACATATTTTTAATGTATTCAAACAAATAAGGTTTAGGAGTTAATTCTGGTCCTATAATTGAGGATCTTATAATTTTAGTGTTTTTACCCACAGTATTAATATAATATGAAGCACTAAATTTAGAAGCAGCATATAATCCTACTTCATTTTCAGAATCGGTACCGGGGTGGATTATTTTACAATTTTTTTCTTGATCTAAATACTTTGGCAATTCATGATTTATTGCTATTCCTTTTTTGTTTGGGTTTGTAACAGCAATACAGTTAATTATAGCATCACCATTAAAATTTTTTATAGTATTTTTAAATTCATTACTAGGCCATTTGTATTCAGTTGTAGTACACTTTATATTTTCATGTTCATAATACTTATGAACCATGGAACCTAACATTCCCTTATGTCCTAATATTAATACTTCCATGGTCTAAAGAAATCATATTTACCTAATATTTTAATTAATTCAGGATGTGAAACTGTAGTTTCATAACTGTTGAATTCATCTGCTATACTGTCTGCTGATACATCTTTATAATGCATGTAATAAGTATCATTATCTTCGTTATAAATCGTTCTAGGTGCTTCTTCTTTACTAACCATTATTTCATGTATTTTTTCTGATACCCTAGGTACGCCTATCTTATATTTTAATCCAAACTTATCTTTATAAATTTCAAACAAATCTTTAACTAGAAAGGATCTTAAATTTGGAACTACATTATAACCACTTACTTCTAATCCTTTTTCTATTAAATCCATAGCATCTTCAATATCAATCATAAATCTAGTCATTTCTTCAGAATATAAAGTAAGAGTATATCCTTTATCAATTGAGTCCCAAATTAAAGGAATAATACTACCTGTTGAATTTAAAACATTTCCATATATAGCAGATGATAACTTTACATTTGATTTCTCAGCATTTACTATAAATGATTCTCCTGCTATAAATTTCATTGAGCCATATAATGTAGTTGCTGCTCTAGATTTATCAGATGATATAAAACAAGCGGATTTAAAATTATTTTCTTCTGCTGCTCTTCTAGAATTAATAGCTCCATCAATTAATACTCTTACACCTTCTTCTACATTTTGATCTACAGCTTCTATTTGTTTTAGTGAGGCAGCAAAAATACCAATAGTATGTCCTTTAGATGCTCTTTTTAATAAATCAAAATTACGAACATCCCCAATAATACAATTAATATTTGGAAATTGTTTTTTTAAGTAATAATGTTTAGCCTCATCTCTAGAATAAACCGTAATTTTATTATCATCATAGTAACGTCTTACTAAATTAGATCCTAAAAAACCAGCACCACCTGTTATAAATATTTTTTCGTTTTTCATGGGTTTATAAATTTAATTTTTGGGAAAGGTACAATATAAGGTATACCTAAATGTTTTGTTTTTTCAATAATCATATCTGCAAAATTCCATGCTAAAATTAAAATGTAATCTGGAGGGTGATGTTCTAATATTTCGGGATTAAATATAGGTATTTTTCCATTTGATGTAAATCTATCATATCTTTCAGGTGATTCATCTACAATATACATTAAATCATTAGTA